AGTTGGAGGTGCCTGGAACGCAGGAACAGAGATAGTTACAGGAACAGTAGACTCAGTAGTTGGCGGAGCCGCTACAATGGCAGTCGCTATTACTGACGATGCAAGAAACATTGCAGACGTAACAATTGACACAGCACAAGGTGTTGTTAAAACAGTTGCAGAAAATGTAGACAAGCAAACCGACGAACTTCAAAAGGATGATGCGCCTGAGGGAAAGTAACTAGTTTTTCTTTTTTCAAAAAGAAAGACAAAGAACTAACAGCAGAAGAATTAATCGAACTTTTCAAACAGAATGTTGATAAGTTAGAAAAATATTGTGAAGCCAACCCAAAGGAATGTTAACCACATTTTTATTATAGAAAAGCACACTTCGGTGTGCTTTTTCTTGACTAAATAATCGTATGAAATGGATTTACAGCAAGAGTGCTGTAGCAGTTACAATATTATTGCTACTAGCCGTTCGAATAGCAGACCCTACAGCATTACAAAGTTTGCGTAGTCAAGTGTTTGATAGTTACCAACAGTTTGATACTATTGTAGATAGTAACGATGTTGCTATTATAAATATAGGTGAGAACAGTTTACAAGCATTAGGACAATATCCTTTTCCTAGAACAACGTATGCACAACTTATACATGATATAAGACAGAAGAATCAAGGCATAATAGGTTTTACTATTATGTTTCCCGAACAAGATAGATTTGGAGGAGATGAGGTATTTGCTTCATGGTTAAAAGACAACGGCATAGTTTTATCCCAGACCCCAAGTTCCAAAGGTGTAAGGAGTACAGGTCCTCACATTGGTACAGGAACGATAGGCCCTTTACCCGCACAGGACTTTGTACTGACATGGCCCAACCTAGTAACAAACATAAAACAACTAGAGACCATGGCCCTTGGGATTGGTGTTAATGCATCAGCACCACAACCAGATAATCAAACAAGAACATATCCATTAACAATCGGTGTAGAAGGAAAACTATACCCTAGTTTTGCTATAGAGATGTTACGGACTAATACAGGCAAGCCAAGTTATATTATTAAAACTACAGAAGTCGGTGTTAGTGAAATTGCTGTACCACCGTATGATCCGGTTGTTACCCAACCTAACGGCACAGCATATATTAGATTCAATAACAACTTTGAAGAAGTAGAATATACTGGCGTAGATAGTTTGCCTAACTTAGGTAGTAAATATGTTATAATAGGTGTAACAGCAGAAGGCATTGCAAACCCTGTGCCTACACCAAAAGGACTGATGTATCCACAGCACATACAGGGCCATATGCTACAAAATTTTATAGACGGTTCAAATATACAGCGAAGTCAGTTAAGTGCTTTATATGAGCTCTTAGGAGCATTACTGGGTATGATATTAATCGGTTTCTGTGTGTATAGAACACCTATATGGTTAACCATACCTGTTTCTTTAAGTATTATGGGTGGAATAGGGTGGTTTAGTGTAACAATGTACCAGTCAAAACTGTTATTATTAGATGCTACATTCCCAATACTTGCAACATTTTTAGTGTTTTCCCAAGCAACATTTAACAATTTTTACAAACAATACAAGTTAAGACAGCAGATAAAAGCACAATTCGGTACATATATCAGTCCTGAATATGTTGATATGCTTGTTAAAGATCCTAGTTTAATGAAATTAGGCGGCGAAAGAAAAGAAATGAGTTTCTTATTTGCAGACATAGTCGGCTTTACTCCTATATCAGAACAGTATATGAAGAACGATGACCCTGAAGGACTTGTAGAACTTATCAATGGCTTCCTAGATAAGATGACAAATATTGTATTAGCCAATGGTGGAACGATAGACAAGTTCATGGGCGACTGCATAATGGCATTCTGGAATGCTCCAACACCTTGTAAAAATCATGCTGAGATGGCAGTTAAAACTGCTATAGAAATTGAACTGTTAGGCGATGAATTGGAAAAACAAATGGAGCAACTTGGACTTCCGAGAGTGAAATTTGGTACAGGTGTAAACACAGGTACATGTATTGTTGGTAACATGGGTGCTGAAACTAGATTAGATTATAGTGTTGTAGGCGATGCTGTGAACTTAGGTGCTAGATTAGAAGCAGAAACTCGTAAACAAGATACTCCAATTCTTATTAGCGAATATACTTACATGCAATGTCCAAATCAAATATTCAAACAATTAGATGAAGTTACTGTAAAAGGTAAAGAGGAGCCTGTAAAAATTTATGCTCCGTTAATCAATAACGAAGTTAGAAAACTTTACAAATAATTATTCATCAGGAATATAGTTTCTAAATTCAGTAAATAACTTAGCATATTCTAGCAAATCCATTCTCAATGTCTGTAAGTGTTTTAACTCTATAGGCGTTGTAAATTTTGCTACTGAATATATAGGAATATAATAATTTAAGATTTTATCTACTTTTTCTCTATCTTTAATTATGTCTTGAATTATTCTATGATAAAAGTTAGGCTCTGTGATAAGTTGACTCAGCCACACATGATGGTCATCATGTGAGTTATATGAATATGCCATTTCTCTAACATCATATGAAATTGCTCGTACAGGATTAATATTACTCCTGTACTTTTTCATCACAGGTTTATATACCCACTTGTCTTCACGAGTGTGTTGATTTCTTATAAATGCTTTATACTCATTTAAAAAACTCTTATATAATCCATCTTCGCTTTGCTTAACTTCAACATTGTATTGTTTCATTAATTCGTCAGCATATTCTTGTATCTTTGGAGACAAGTCATCATACAACTCTCTGACATCGAGTATTGTGTAAGTTCCATTAAAGAATGTACTTGGGATTGCCTTGTGTCGATTATATTTCGTAAGTTCTGTAGTAAGTTTTATAGCATCAAAATTGATAATATCTTTTGCCATACTATTACTTATCACATATTGATTTTTAGTATAGTGTGTAGTTTACCTGCACCTTTGTTACGACCTAGTGTGCTTCTAGCACCATCATGTAAAGGCTTGGGCCATTGACCAATCTCTACCCAAGCATACCCACAACTTTCTTTATTAAGTGTTGGTAAAAATTCTGTTTCCACCACAGCACAAAAACTGTAATACATGAAATGTTTATTTTTACTTTGGTATGTATCGATTGGATTTAATTTTTTAAGTTCAGGAACAAAACCTATTTCTTCTTGAAGTTCTCGTTGAATACATTCATATGGTGATTCGCCATTCTCTATGATACCACCCCAAAATCCCCAAGTATGTTTCATTCTTTTATCTGAGTTTCTTAATTGAAATAAACATCTTCCTGTGTCTTTTGCTAGGAATAAAACACCAGCGGCACTAATACCTTTGTGTTTATTAAAATTAGTTAAAGGATTTAACTGGTCTATGATACTTACTTTTTCTTTTAGATGTTTATCTTCCAGAATCCTGGGTTGTATGTCCCTTCGTAAGTGCTTGTCCACGTTGCGTTTTGCCATTTGTATTGTTTTCCTGTGTATGTGTTTGTAACATAATGTAAGTCTGTTACAGCAGATGCATCAAATACTTTGGTCCATGCACTTCCGTTGTACTCTACTATGTCATTTACGTCTGCTGATATACCCCACTGGCTTCCTGATATTTCTGCTGTAAGTAAATACCTTTGTCCATTAGTAGCGGCATCTAATGTACCGTCTCCTGGATAACTTGATGTAGGGTCAATAATTTTAGTAATGTTTGTAAGTGTTGCTGTTGGTAATGTATCACCGTCTACTGTAAATACTAACTTAGCAGGATCTATACTATTCCTAGCAATAAATCCACTAACCATGTTAGTAACTGAATCTATATCGTTTGATAAATTAAGTTGTAGTGTGCTACCAGTTGTTAATGGAATGTCGCTCATTTGTATTGAAGCATTACCTAATGTACCGGATGAGCCTTGTGGTGATATAGACTCTAATAAATCATTCCAATTTGCTTTTGTTGTTTCACCGTCATCGTAACTAGTACCTACTGTAGGACCAGTTTTAAATAATGTTGCTTCTGTACCTTCAATTTGTAAGAAGTAATTATTAGGACTAACAGTATGTAATTCAAAATCACTTTCTAATGTCCTAAAGAAATCGTATATATCTTCGTCATATCCCATATCAGATACATTTGAGGTATCATATATGTTAGTGATAATTGTGTTAATAATTTTTTGTCTTTTAACTTTTGCTGGAGGACTAATCCATATTGGCAAAGTAAATGTTAGGGTGGCAACGTCTATGGTTTCATCTACGCCTGCTGGTACACTTCTGTTTGACCAATTTATGTCTGTTAGTTCTACTTCAAAAATACTTGTCCAGTCTAAAGGATTTGTACTGCTTTGTAATTGTATACTTGGATTGAACAGCACTAATATCTGTTCCATTATTTGTAGTTTTTGGTCTGTGTTTCCACTCCAAATATCTACTTGCATTGTTAAATTATATGGTACAGGCATATATCTGTCTGTGCTATATAAGTTTCCTGGAAAACTTTGCGAATCACTGCCTGTTTTATATTGGCTAGTACCACTATCATATTGTCTTTCTGCAACTTGTACTTTACTAACTAACATAGGATCTTGTGCCCTATCTCTAGCAATTAGTAAACTATTAATACTACATGCAATAAAAGGAGTAGCATTAACCATGTTCTCACTACCCTTTCTTAATATGTGTGCAACCATTCTACTCATGTCTGCATATCTTACAGGAACTTTATTGTAAAATGTTGAACCGGCTCTCTTACCTTCTGATACTTTAAAGTCACCAAAGATTCTCATGAATTGTGTCAAGTATCGTCTTAGTTGTGCGTCATACCAGTAATCTAAATTAGCCATTAATTATCTGCCTTTGGTTTAACTGCTTTACTGAGATTAGTTTTCTCATTTTGAGTTGTACCGTCTGTATTAGTAGTTATTGTATCATTATTAACAAATGATGTGAGCAGTTTATTAGCGGCACTCCAAGCCTTCTTGTTGTCGTCACTAATTTTACTCCATCTACTACCTTGTTTTTTAAATAATCTATGAGGTTCGAAATCTGTTCTCAAGAAATAATCTCCGTTAACACAACTTATTGGGAATGAACTTCCACTGCCTACTATACTTATACCATTAGGAGCAGTTCCGTCTCCTGGGAAGTATACGCCTGGCTTATCACTTTCTTCGTCAACATATAAATGTCCACCTTCGTAATAGCCTGAATCATAAGCCACATCTGCATTAGCAAGTTCCATAACTTTATCACTAACTTGAATTTCTGTGCCGTAAGTACTTAGAATATTTCTTAAGTCTGTAGCAGTTTCTCCAGTACCAAGTATATCTCTGTATTCTGGACTGTCTGTGATATTAGTTAATTTAACTCTCCACAAGTGGGGCCACCATCTAGGATCATATCCTTCTGCTGGTCTGCCTGAATCACTTACTACAAAGTATCTGTTAATTGCTTCTCCGCCACCTAATAGTAAATCATCTCTTAAATGCGGTAGTTCAATAACATCACCTGCCATTAAACGTCTGCCAAGTAAACTTGCACATGTATTCATATGGAATGTCATAGACAAATTATCATTGCTCATAAACATACCAAACTGTGTTAAATCAAAGTCTGGTTCGCTTACATTGTAAGCACCACGTAGTTCATAAATGTCTGTGTCATACTTCCTATCTCTATTTTCTAAAAAGAGAACGTCTTGGATATATAAATCACCCGAGCCAGTACTTGCAGTTGCGTCATCAGTATATGTGCCTATGTATTTGTGTACATAAACTCCTGTTCCGCCTGCATTAATAACTTCCGCTACTGCTCTATCTATGAAGCCATAGTCGTTAGTTTTGTTCTTGTTCCACAGTTGTAATCTTGGCATAATGTAGTATTTATCACTTTACAAAGTTCTTGACAAACAACGTGAATACCTATATACTAAGGATTAAACTAGGAAAGGTGGCTGAGTGGCTTAAAGCACCTCCCTGCTAAGGAGGAGTACGGGTAACTGTACCGAGAGTTCGAATCTCTCCCTTTCCGCCAGTTATTAAAACTAGTGTTAATCAATACCGGTAAATATGTGCTACCTAGTAATAAAGAATTATTAGGCAAACGTGGAAACACAGAGAGAATTACAAAATGGTAAAAGCAAAAGCAAAAGTATCTAAAAAAGCAACTAAGAATGACTGGTGGTTTCAAGATGTTGGCGACAACGTAATGAGAAACGCACAAGAAATTAGTGCAAACATTAGAGCAAACGCAGAAGAAATAAGTGCTAATATTCAAGCAAATTCACAAAGAGTTGGCGACAATATGAAAGCATACCTAAATAGAAATTTAGGATAAAATAACGGACTGGGGCGGTAGCTCAGTTGGGAGAGCGATTGGTTTGCAACCAATAGGTCGGAGGTTCGATCCCTCTTCGCTCCACCAGTTCATGAGGTAAAGATGGCAGATGAGAAAGATAGAGAACTAGAGGATATTATCACTGGGGCAATATTAGATTTACTCATTGATGCAAGAGACCAAGGTATGGAATTACTAACGTTTGAGCAAATCTGTGACTTATTAGGTGTTGACGATATAAGTCTGATGTCTAAAATGGAAAAAGGTATGACGTTCGAACTAAACGATGAATTTTTAAATAAACTTAAAGATCCAGAAATAAGGAGAGCAATGCTCGAATCCTTTAGGGCCACAAAACATTGAATACAGAAAAAGTTACATGGGTCCATCACTGGACAGACAAAACATTTAGTTTTAAAACAACACGCAATCAATCTTTTCGTTTCGTAAACGGTGAGTTTGCTATGATTGGATTAATGGTAGATGACAAGCCATTAGTTAGAGCATACAGTATTGCAAGTGCAAACTACGAAGATGAACTAGAGTTCTTAAGCATAAAGGTACCCGACGGACCTCTTACAAGCCGTCTACAGCATTTAAAAGTTGGAGATGAAGTAATATGTATGCCTAAAACAACGGGCACTCTAACGATAGATAACTTAACTGTAGCGGATAATTTATATTTGTTATCGACTGGCACAGGACTTGCTCCGTTTATGAGTATTATTAGAGCACCAGAAACATATGACAAGTTTAAAAATGTTATATTAGTACACACAACTAGAACACATGCAGAACACACTTACACAGATGTAATTAAACAAGTACAAGAAGTATTTCCTTTAAAGTATTATGATACATGCACACAGGAAGATTACGTTCGTAAAGGAAGATTTTGGGAACACGTGGATTTAATTACTAACGGTGGGTTTGATAAAGAAACTGACAGAGTTATGGTATGTGGCGGCCCAGAAATGAATTATGAATGCCGAGACTTTTTTGAAGAGAATGGTTTTACAGAAGGCAACTTAGGTGAGCCTAATGATTTTGTACTAGAACGTGCTTTCGTAGACTAAAAATACGATAAGTACATGCATGTTAGAAAACTTTAATCCAGAAAAAACACCCGTAGATGTTCTGCTTTTTGCAGATGACTTAACTTCTATTTGGTATTATGAAGGCATGATACCAGGTTCAAGTGTGTATGACTTTGGTTTAAAGTTAGCAGACGACCAGGGTATGAAACAATTCACAGACGAAGAATATGCAAAATATTTAGAATATGTAGAAAAAACATCACCAGAATCAGAACGAGTGTGTCATTATGTAGAAAACAATGACTTTTGTTCTGCACACCATACCGCAAGAAGTTATGCAATGTACAAACTTGCTCATGAACTGAGAAAGAAAGGTTATACAGTACAGGTTATAATACACTTTTGGTATCACACAGAAGATGATTTTAAAAAGATATTTGAAAAATTTATAGGTGATAATACATTAATGGTAGGTTTTAGTCAAACATTCCATAGTGCATTTAATCCTTGGGCATTATTTCATTCGTTATATATGCCTCCACAACGTCAACGCAAAATAAAAGAATGGATAAATGAAATAAATCCTAATACTAAATTAGTATCCGGTGGCAGTCCTCATACTTTAGAGACATTATTGGATAAAAGATATGATAGTGCTATGTTTGATATGGATATTATTAATGTTGGGTATGCTGAAGCAACAATTTTTGAAATGCTAGACGATATTAAAGCAGGAACAGAGTGGCCTACCTATACAGATAGAGGTAGTAGACTAGATATTCAAAACAGTACAATGAGTTACTGTGATGAAGATGCAATTATTAACGGAGATGAAATACCATTAGAAACATCACGTGGTTGTATTTTTACTTGCAGTTTTTGTAACTTTGGATTATTAGGAAAACAAAAAGGTACATACATTAGGAAACAAAGTCTTATCCAAGATGAATTAAAACGTAATTGGGAAGAGAATGGCATATACAAGTATTGGGTAATGGATGATACATTTAATGAAGATAGTGATAAATTAAAACTTGTAGCCGAAGCAAAACATAATGCTAACATACCATTAGAACTTAGTGCTTTTCTTAGATTAGACTTACAACATAGATTAAAACAAGAACAGTTATTATTAGATTGTGGACTTTTTAATCCAACTTATGGTATAGAAACTTTAAATCCTTTAAATGGTCCATTGATAGGTAAAGGTTGGGATCCTTTAGAACAGTTTGAATACTTATGGGAATTAAAAAATGGTATTTTTAAAGACAAAGTGCAACTCTTTAGTTCATTTGTAGTTGGATTACCAGAAGACACCCACGAGTCTTTACAGTTGTTTAGAGAACAAATATTAGATCCTAAGTTTAATCCTTTAGATTATTTAATGATTAATCATATGTTTATTAGAGACTTGTCCTCACACCAAGTTACAACATCAGGAGATGAAAACTTTCAACAGACAGGTAGTAAGATAGATAGAAATCCAGAAGAGTATGGCTATACCTTTCCTGTACAAGAAGCAAATAGAATACAGCAGGCTACAAGTGGAGCAGTCGTTAGGTACTGGCGTAATAAACACGGCATAACTTATACTGGAGCACAACGTTATGTTAAAAAACTAAATGAAGACTTCCACAAAAGTAGGGGCTGGATGCCAAACCTTATTTCAACATATCATAAGATACCACAAGATGCAGAAAAAACAGACTATATGAAAAATTACTGGCAACAGTATTGGTCAAAAGTTATGGGAGTACAACAACACACAGTTTATAATTCTGTGCAATGGGTAAATGAAGGAAAAATTACAGAGTTTAAACCTATATGAAGCACATAATTACATATGATAAAGAATTTATTCATACAGAAGTAGATGTATTAATGTTTGCTAGTGACCCAACTGTGGGCAGGCTTTATGAAACACACTTAAACCACATCAACTATCAGAAACGTTGGTCACAAGAAGAGTATGACGAATATTTACAACTTGCAGATAAAATGGAACAAAAGTGTTGGACTAAAAATCAAGAATATACTCCAATAGGATATAAACAACAGGCATCCGAACACTGGATAGAGTGGCCCATGAGCAATGACCATAATTCTAGGTCAATGGGAGCAGACAGAGTTGCACATGAAGTTAGGCAAATGGGTTATACAGTACAAGTAATACATTATCCATTACACGCCTCAGAAGATTTAATACATAAAGTTTTTAAAAAGTTTGTAGGACCTAATACTAAAGCAGTAATGTTTGGACAAGTGTTTGCCTTTGGTACTGAACAACGAGGATTAGTTAATAGTGTATATTTTCCTCCAGCAAGACAGCATAAATTAAAAGAATGGGCAACAGAAATTAATCCTAACATAAAATTTGTTATAGGAGGAATACAATTTAATGCTACAGAAGAATTAAAAGGTAGAGGACAAGTAGATTCTCCACTACTAGACATAGATGTGTTTATGTTTGGTTATGCTGATGTTACAATTAGACATATGATGAAGGATTTAGACAACAACACACTTAAAAAAGTATACACTGACGCCAAAAGTTTGTTAGATATAGAAAATTCTACACAACATTATTTTCCTGAAGACATTGTTACACCAAAACAGCAATTATCTTTAGAAATTGGTAGAGGATGCATATTCAAATGTACATTTTGTGAATTTAACTTAATAGGCAAAGAAAAAGGCTCTTATATGAGGAGTTCATCAAGAGTAGAAGACGAACTAAAACGTAATTGGGAAGAGTTTGGAGTATCAAATTATTGGATAACAGATGATACTGTAAATGATGACAGTGAAAAATTAGAAAAACTAGCAGAAATAAAAAGTCGTACAGGAATTCCGTTAAAGTGGTCCGGTTTTGCAAGATTAGATTTACAACACAGATTAAAACAAAGCCAACTATTAGTAGACGCCGGCGCCGGATGGCTACATTACGGAATGGAAACAACAATTCATGAAAGTGGTATTTTGTTAGGCAAGGGTTGGGATCCTGAGGAGCAGTTTGAATTTGTTAGAGAATTAAAAGCCGGCATATTCAAAGATGTAGGCATGAGTTCAAACTTTATGTTTGGTTTACCAGAAGATTCTTATGAAGGTTTAAAAGACTCATACAATAAATTAACAGATTTAGAATATAATAAACTGGATGCTATATATCCTGTTATATATAAACTTCGTAGGTCCGTAGGTAAAGGTGAGAAACTAGATGGTACAAAAACTGAAAGTGTAATACAGGCAGATCCAGCCGGTTATGGATATACAGAGTATAGTCCAGACCAAATTAAACAGATTCGTTCATCAGGACTGTTCGGTCCCGGGCAAGAAGACATGTTTTTTTACACAAATAAGCATGGTGTAACAATAATGAAAGCATATCACTATGCATCTACTACCAAAAAAACATTCAATCGTTTAAAAACACACGCCCACAGAAACCCAATTACAGCCAGTAACCTGTTAAGGCAAGAAATGTATAATGACCATACTGAATATTTTGATAAAGTAATGAATATCAAAGAACATAATAGAGTAGAGTCTGTAACATTGTGGAAAGATGATGTACCTACTACACTAACTGTTCAAGAATACAGAGATTCAATCTAATCCACTCTATAAATACAGGTATGGAACTACCACATAGACACCCAATAGCATTAATAGACAGACATGAGATTATAGATGACCAATCTATTGTTGCTAGTTATACAGTCCAAGCAGACCATCCAGTCCTAGAAGGACATTTCCCACATGTAAAAATTTGGCCCGGTGTTTATTTAATAGAAGGCATGAATCAATGTGCCGGTATCCATGCATTACATTTAGCAGAACAAGATGTTGGCAAAGTAAAACATAGTGACTATGTTACCTTTGTTACAAGAGTAGACAACTGCAAATTTCGTAACCCAGTATTCCCTGGAAACGTTTTAACACTTAAAGCAACTCTGCAAAAGAAAAAAATGAACAATATATTTTATGAATGTGAAATATTATGTGATAAAAAACGTGTTGCATCAGCAAGTATAGGATTAACCGCTAAAAAACTGTAATTTTCACTAAATTGATTCAAAAATTACCAATTGACAAACATTTTTTTTGAAGTTATACTAACTAGTGATATTGTTGGAGTAAAATAAACAATGGCTAGAAAGAAACAAAGAACAGTTTACGTTACCAAAGTTCCTGATTGGAAAAAGTATCAGGGCATGACCGATCCTGTGGAACAAGAGAATGCATTTAGAGAAATGGATTACTTTGTGCATTCTGAAATCTCAACTAAAGACCAAGTTTCTAAATTTAGGAAATGGGTTAAAGAAGCAAGTGGTTGGGATAAAGACGATATTAAAATTATCTTAAAGAATCCGGATTGGCGATTTAGTAGTAGTGCCAAGTATGCATGGTGTTGGGCAAAGGTAGGCTTTATGCCAGAACGTTTGTCTGGCTTTTATGAAAAAAGAATTCCAGAATGGTTAGAGCGAGGTAGAGAAGTGGTTGAAGAACAAGAAGTAAAGAAAGTTGAGAAGCCAAAAATTTCTATACAAGAAAGAATGCTAGAGCAAATTTGTGACTTATGCGGTGACTGGGACGACATGTTAGATAACTTTATTGAAAAAGACAAAATAACTTTAAAAGACTTCAATCCTGAAAAAGACTTAAAAGTTTATCAAGGCGGTGTTATAAAGCCAGCACATGCTAAGATGATAAAGGATCAATACGAGGCTCATTTAGCAGAAGCAAAAGAAAGTTTAGAAGGTAAATGTGACCAACTAAATGAAGCATACAGTTTTATGGATAAGAAAATGAAAAAGGACTATGTTGGTTTCTTTGAAAAGATTCATCTTGCCTGCGATGCTGTTATACTTACTGGTAAAGCAACTAGAAAACAACGTAAGCCTAGAAGCAGAAGTAAAGAAAGCATTATTAAGAAATTAAAGTTTCAAGTAGCCGATGGAGACTTAGGAATAGCATCTATATCGCCCACAGACGTCGTATATGCTAATGAACTTTGGGTTTACAATACAAAGTCCCGTAAGGTCGGTGTGTACCATGCATCGAACAAAGATCCACGCAATATGCAAAGACAAGGTGCTGGATTAATGGTTAAAGGCACAACAATACAAGACTTTTGTACAGAGTCTAGTATGCAAAAGACACTTAGAAAGCCAAAAGAACAGATTAGCAACTGGACAGGAAATGCTAAAACACGTTTTGCTAAAGCATTCGACGAAGTAAAAACAACATCAACTAAACTAAACGGAAGAATCAACGATACTACAATCATACTTAGAGCCTTTTAACACTGGAAAGTGATAAATAGTAGTATGGCACAAAGAATAGACCAAATAGGCTACAACAATAGAGACGAAATCATTAAAGAAATCCAGTTAAGACTGGCTGATGGTATGGTAGATGTTGAATTGGATAGAGAGCATTACGACATTGCAATAAACAAATCTATACAAAAGTATAGACAGTTGAGTAGTGGTAGTGTAGAAGAAGCAGTTATTTTTATACAAACTCAAGATGGTGTAACAAAATACACACTTCCTGATGAAGTTATAGACGTTAAACGTTTATACAGAAGAGGTATTGGAACTAATAGCGGTGGCGGTACTAACTTTGATCCATTTGATGTTGCATTTAACAATATGTACATGCTACAAGCAGGACAAATAGGTGGACTTGCAGTATTTGATGCATTTGCACAATACAAAGAAACTATTGGTCGTGTATTTGGTAGTGAGTACAACTTTACATTTAATCGCAACACAAAAGAATTAACTATTTTAAGAAACGTGGCACACGCAGAAGACATTGCAGTTGGAGTTAATAATTTCATACCAGAGAGTGTTTTAATTAAAGACGTTTATGCCGCAGATTGGCTTTCAAACTTTGCATTAGCACAGAGTAAAATGATGCTAGGCGAAGCAAGAAGCAAATTCCCAGGTGGATTACCAGGACCAGGTGGAGCAGTAACTCTTAATGGTGATGCCTTAAAGGCAGAAGCACTAACAGAGATGGATCAACTGATAGCATCAGTACACAACATGGAAGAAGGTAATAGCCCACTTGGCTTTGTAATGGGATAAATACATTATAAATAATATTGTTGTAGGAGACAAATATGTTAAATAACATAAAACAAAATGATTTCACATTCGATGGTTGGAAGTATAGCACAATGCCTGCAATTAAGAATGCTGGAGATGAGAATACTGAAGCAAACAAAGGGTACTACATTGATTTACCTATCGAAATGCCTTTTACAGCAGATGAAATTTTTGATGACCAAGACTATGAATTTGCTGAAGAATTCGGTCTACAACAAAAGTTTACAACGCCATTTGCATCAAAAAACATACAGTGGAACGTAACTCCAAGTGCTGGCAGACCAGCAGGAACAATTGGTTACATTCAAACTAAAAAATATCAAAACATGCTGAGAGACTATTTCGCAGAAACTTTTAATATTGACATGCTCGATAGAAAAGTTCCAGGAATGTTTCCAGTAACATTAATTAAGTTCCAATGGAATTCACATTACCACAGAGAAGGTTATGCTGAACATCATACCCAAGCACAAAGAGAATACTTAGGTTTAAATAGAAGCCAGTATGCAATTAATTTTAAACTTTGGGGAGACACAGAAGGAACAGCAGTAGAGTTTGGTGAGCAATCAAGTGAAATTGATAGTTTAGAAAAATCTTTAATGCTAAAATTAATGGAGAAACATCCAAATCCATATACTGGAGCAGAAAGAGTTGCAGTTACAGATGAATCAGGCGATACATTTGGTGTATACACAGGTAGAGATGGATTCTTAGGTGAAACTAATGAATACGAAGAAAGAGAAGTAACACCAGTTGTTAGACGTGTAGGTTATCAAAACCCATACATGATTAATTTACAAAAGTATCACAGGATTGTATTATCAGAACAAAAATCAAGAATTAGTATGAGATTGATGTGTTCAGATAAAGACTTTACGTTTGAACAAATAGAAGAACTCAACGAAAAAGGTCTTCTTTTAAAATAAATTAAGGATAAGTATGTGTGTGAACACATATTTTGACATACCAGAACTATTAAAATATCCTTTGCCTTTTAAAGCAGAGGATATTTTATTGGATTCAGACTTTGCCTTACAAGACGGGCACCAACCTCCAGAACATGTTTTTAAAAATGCAACTAAGATAGCATGGACTACTAACGAAGAAGCACCTAATTTACAAATAGGATTTATAGCAGATAAAAATATATCACGTCTAATGCAAGAGTGGGCAAAAGATATATTCCCAAGTAATTTTTTTACAAGAGCATTTTATAACAGACCAACAAAAACTTTTCCAGCAACATTAGTAATGACTAAAGCAAGTGAATCTAGTAGATGGCATTACGAGGGATTTTATCCTTGGACAAAATTAGAAGAGGGGTTTGCAAGAACTAGTGCTGTACTTAATATTAAATTAAAAGCAGATGAGGACAGTGATATTGTATTTGGGCAACCAAGTAAGCATGTGTTAAATACTGTTGAGCAGTTATACAATTCGAGAACACCAGGACAAGATGTGCAATGGTGTAAAGATAAAAACATTAGAAGTAACTTTTATAGTGATGCTATAATGACTATAGACGAAAACGTTACAGAAATAGATAGAAAAGTAAACTACGATTGTCCGTTCCTCCTAAACTTAGGACATTCAGATACCCACCCTAATCCTTGGCACCGTGTTGAAAATAGTAGAACTAAAGAACCGAGGATCAGTTTTAGATTAATGTGTAATGAAGAACTACCAATGGAACATTGGGTTGATTTACACAAGGAGGGTAAATTAATAAATGCATAATGTGAGAAATCATCTTTGTTCTTTTCCAAATTTGGAATTACCTATCACAGTAGATGATATTTTTACTGAAGATGATTACGACTTAATTTACAACAGAAAAAAATTTAATGATAAGGTAGAAATCGTAGAGCACCCAGACATGTTTGGTTGGACAATGGCCCAAACAGAAAACATGAACTGGATGTATAGTCCAAATGAGCATAAGATAGCCGGTACAGATATTGTGCTAGACATGGATCAAGATTTTGTTGAAGTTGAAAACATGAAAGGCTACAGACCTCCAACCAGTATAGGTATTATAACAAATAAAAAACTAATGTACACACTTAGAGAGTTTGCACAAGATACTTTCCATGAAGACTATCTAGCAGACATCTGGAGTTTGGGAGGAAAGAAAATTGTTCCTATTACACTTATTGGATTTAGTGGACCAAGTACATATCATACAGAAGGTTTATCAGGTTGGAGAAAAATTGCAGACGAAAGTTTGTTACAAAATAGAATCGAAACATCACGTACAAGTGCTGTATGCAATTTTAGATTATTAGGCGATGCAGATGATTGCTCAATTGAAGTTGCAGAACCAGATGAAATATTTACAGCAGAATATGATGCATTAAACAAACGTTACACAGACCAATGGAAAGTTGATGGCAAAGAGCCTGTAACTATGTGGAGTGATAACGGCATTAGTGTTTCTGAAACTATTGACCAAACATCAAGCAATAAAATGTTACAGCATTTAAAACCTGCAGGAAAAATAGAAGGATACCATAGTCCATTTTTACTAAATTTATCTTCTTGGCACAGAGTTAATATTAAAACAATAGCACCAAGAGTTAGTTTAAGATTTATGGGACATAAGAATCAAACGTTTGAACATTTTCAAAATTTGATAGATGAAGGAAAATTTTTAAAATGAATGGATGCTATATAGATGTACCTAATTTAGAACTACCTTGGTCAGCAGAAGATATTCTTTCAGAAGAAGATTTTGAATTAGTACATGCAAAAAATGGTGCATCGAGAGACCTTACAATACAATCAAAAAACATTATATGGACTAATGCAGGTAAGCAACGTTATGATTTACTTGCAGGCGGTAATCCTCAAAACCTTGCACAAGAAGAGATAGACAGAATACTTGCAGAACAAAGTTATTTTAATGGTACAGGAATAGTGCATGACCAGACACTAAAACGAGAAATGTGGGAGTGGCTAAACGATACGTTCCATAAAGACTATGTAGATAATTTATGGACCGGACCAAACGGTCATAGTAAAATAGTTCCTGTTACTGTGTTATGTTTTAATAAAACATCTGGATGGCATTGTGAAGGACCAATAGAAACACCGCATTTTGTTCCAAACACATTTGATGTTACTAGAATTAATAAATCACGACCACCTGCTGTATGTAACTTTAGACTACTAGGAGATGTAGAAAACAGTAAAATAGAATTTGCAGAGTGTTCAGAATCTTTAGAAATGATACACAATTTGGCTAGAGATAAATTTTTTGCAGATTGGATAGCAACTAACGTAGACCCGGAATGCCAATACGAATCGCCTATAGTTAGTAACATTCTTCCCTCAATAAGTATTGTAAATAATATACGAGTAGGCCCTGTTAGCAGTTATATATTAGATATTGGCGCCTGGAAAAACCATATAAATAAAATAGATTGCCATGAAGGAATGCATAATCCATATTTTGTTAATGTGTCAAAATGGCACAGAGTATTAACTAACAATACTCCTAGAGTAACTTTTAGAGTACATGCTAGTAAGAATATAACTTTTAATAAGATAGAAGAACTTATAGAGTCGGAAACTTTTTTCAAATGAATAATTGCTATATAGATTTACCAGAACTTGAACTGCCTTGGTCGGTAGACGAATTATTTTGTGATGAAGATTATAATATAATTAACGATGACAATAGTCACCTTAGACCGTACATGATTAAAACAGATAGACTAGTATGGAATAACTGGCAAGCCCAAGATGGAGGCGAAGCAAGTTGGATGTATGATAATATAATCACACCTAATAATAAACTAAATGTACATTTTAATGGTACAGCACTTATTACAAATACTAAACTAAAACGTGAAGTGTATGATTGGGCTAGAGATACATTTCATAAAGACTACTTAGATGAACTTTGGGGAGTCAGTCCAAATGCCGCAAAATTTCCACCTATATCTATTTTATGTTTTAATAAAACATCAGCATGGCATTCAGAAGGCCCCATAGAAATTCCAAATGATATTCCTGTTGACTTTAGTACAAAAATACTTCGCCGTGTGAGAGCATCGATATGTTGTAACTTTAGACTACTAGGAGATGAAGACGATAGTATTTTACAATTTACACATGCTTCAGACGAGTTAAATAAAATGTATAGACAATTAGAACATAAATTTGTATATAAATGGTTTAACAATAATTCGCCTAATTCGCCTAATCCAGAATATATTGTTAGAAATGGATTGAAAGTTTCTCCTTCTACTAGTTATATTGTAGATACAGAAAAATGGAAAAAACATATACCTATAAGTGTTGAACGTAAAGGAATGCATTGTCCGTTTTTTATTAACATAAACAAATGGCATAGGGTATTAACTAACAATACTCCTAGAGTAACTTTTAGAGTACATTCAGGCGATGCAATGAATTTTAGAAAAGTTGAAGAATTAGTATCTTCCGGAAATTTCTTTAAGTAAAAAATATTAGGATATATAATAGTATGATAATAGGAATAACAGGCTTTATGGGCAGTGGCAAAGATACAGTTGCAGAAATGTTCGTAGAAAGAGGAGCAGTAAAAGATAGTTTTGCGGCACCACTCAAGGATTTATGTTCTAGTGTGTTTGGTTGGGAAAGACACATGTTGGAAGGCGATACTATTGCAAGTAGAGACTTCAGAGAAACAGCAGATATATACTGGACAAGAAAACTAGGCATAGATAATTTTACTCCAAGACTAGCACTTCAGTTGCTAGGTACAGAAATAATGCGTACACATTTTAATCAGGACATTTGGTTAGATAGTTTAGAGTATCGTATTAGAAAACAATCACAAAATGACCAACTAGTTGTTGTAAGCGATGCTAGATTTAAAAATGAGTTAGATTTAATTAAGCAACTCGACGGTATAGTTATTCATGTTATAAGAAATGATATGCCTGAATGGTATGAAGTGGCATCACATGCCAATAAAGGTAGTGTTCCAGCAAAGCACACAATGGAAACACGTTATGCAAGTGTACATGCTAGTGAATGGAAGTGGGCAGGATATGATTTTGACTATGAAATATCTAACACAGGAACACTAACAGAATTGCAAGAACAAGTACATGCAATACATAATAATATCTTTTCTACCAAAATCAAAGCAATATAGACCTGAACGGTCTTATTTATCAAAACCTTGAAAAACCTTGTACCCCGGCGGTTTTATAATACCGTCTTTTGCACATTATATGATAAATATTCGTACTAACATATTTTAATTAGGAGATTATAATGGCAGAATTAGTATCACCAGGTGTTAGCATTAGTGTATCCGACGAATCGTTTTATGCGGCGGCGGGTGCTGGTACTGTACCTTTGTTAATCATTGCTACGGCCCAGGATAAAACTGGACCAGATGGAACAAGTACAGCGGCATTTACAACTAAAGCAAACGCAGGTAAATTAAAACTAATGACTAGTCAACGTGAGTTATTACAACAGTTTGGAAACCCAAGTTTCTATTCAAGTGGTAGTAATCAGTTGAATGGTTATGATCTCAATGAATACGGTTTACTAGCGGCCCACAGTTTCTTAGGTTTGGCAAACAGAGCATACGTTCTGAGAGCAGATATAGACTTAGGTGAATTAGCGGCATCCAGCAAGGCTCCAACAGGTGCTATTGCAGATGGATCATATTGGTTTGACACAGCATCTTCAACTTTTGGTTTAAGAGAATGGTCAGGCACAGCATGGGTTAAGAAAGACGTATCCGTTGTAGATTCAACAAGTATCAACTCAGGAACAGGTGGACCAAGTCAAGCATTTGGACAGAACGGCGATTACGCAGTTGTGGCAAATACAGCGGCTGGTGGAACTGCTACTCAAGTTAAATACTACGAAAAATATTCAAACGACTGGTACCAAGTAGGTACTACAAGTTGGAGTTCAGCAACATCAAGTGACTTCCAATTTAGTACTCATTTATCAGTACCAAGTCTAAGGTCAGATGATACAACAGCATTATCTACTGGCGATGTATTTATTCAAACTTCTACACCTAACACAGGTGCAAGTTTGTCTACTAAACTTTACAGTTCTTCAAGCAAGACTTTTAGTGCAGTAGCAACAACAATATACGCAAGTACAGATGCGGCCCTTACAGCAGTAGGTACAGCAAACGTTAAAGTTGGCGACCTTATTGCAATACATGGCGGCACAGAAGCAGAGTATGACCTGAAAAGACATAATGGAGACACATCACTAGTAGCGACTGGTTCAGCCGCATTTGGTAGTGGTGTAGACGTTTCCGGCAACAGCAGTTTTGACATTGTTTACAATGGCGCAACTACAGTTGTAACATTGGCAGGAACAATTAGTACAACACCAGCAACATCAACAGCCGAAGATGCAGTATATGACATCAACGCGGCTCTTGGCGCGGCTAGTGTAACAGAAGTTCTTGCTTCAATAGGAGATAATAACAATATTATATTAACTTCTAGCAAAGGTAGAGATATTAAAGTACAAAGTAATCATGCAGACTTTGGACCAAGTTCAATTGGACTAGGAACACAGGCGGTTACAGCGGACAAGACATATTCAAACTATGCGGCCCTTTCATATGTAGCATCTAAAACTACAATGACAGGAACTTTAGCAGATGGTACTTACTGGTACAATGCGACAGTGGCTAAGGCTAACGTTGACTTATTAGAGCACAACGGTACTACTTGGGTTACTTTCACAAAAGACGTAAGTGTAACTGCAACAGCACCAACAGTACAATCAGACGGAACTGCTCTAGTAGCCGGTGACGCATGGTTGGACTCAGACGATACGGAAAACTTCCCTAAATTCTACAAGTGGTCAGGTACAGCCTGGGTTGCAGTAGACGGAAGTGACCAACATACATCAGAAGGAATAGTATTTGGAGACTTTAGACAGTCTTCAGCAGGTTCTTTAGATGCAGACGCACCGGCGGCAACAGCATACCCAAGTGGTATATGGGGTTATAACAAACGTGCTTCAGCAGGTAACGTTAAAGAATACAAAATTAACTATACACCATCTGGAACAAATATTGGTAACGTATGGGTTGATGCTTCAGGAAACAAAGTAGACGGTAACATGTATGGATTAAGAAAAGCAGTACACAATTTAGTTAAAACTAAAATGCAATCTGCAATCGTTTCTAATGATGACATTAGAAGTGAAGTTAATGCATATAACATTATTGCCGCTCCTGGCTTCCCAGAATTGCTAGACGAAATGGTATCATTAAGCACAGACAGAAGAAATACTGCTTTTGTTGTTGCTGATACACCATTTAGACTTAAAGCAGATGCTACAAGCACAAAAAATTGGGCAACTAACGCCAACAATGCTAGTGAGAATGGAGAGGACGGACTTGTTTCTGCTTCACCATACGCGGCAGTTTATTACCCAAGTGCTTTAACAACTAACTTAGACGGTACCAACGTAGTTGTACCACCAAGTCATGTTGCTTTAAGAACTCTTGCATACAATGACCAGGTTGCTTTCCCTTGGTTTGCACCAGCAGGCTTCCAAAGAGGTCTTGTTCAAAATGCAACATCAGTAGGTTATGTAGATCCAGCGACTGGAGAGTACACAGCAGTGACACTCAACGAAGGTCAAAGAGATACATTATATGGTAACAAATTGAATCCAATTGCTCAATTCCCAGGACGTGGACTTGCAGTATTTGGTCAAAAAACTCTAAACCCAACAGCAAGTGCGTTGGATAGAATTAACGTTGCTAGACTTATTGTGTACATAAGAGAAAGACTTGACGATATCGTTAAGCCATTCTTATTTGAACCAAATGATGCAGTAACTAGGCAAAATGCTAAAGATGTAGTCGACGGTTTATTGAGTAACTTAGTTATTCAAAGAGGTTTATTTGACTTCGTTACAGTTTGTGATGGAACAAATAATACTCCTGCTAGAATTGATAGAAACGAACTATACATTGACATTGCTATACAGCCTGTCAAAGCAGTTGAGTTTATATACATTCCGATTAGAATCCAAAACACTTTGGGCTCATCAGGTAGTTAAGTATTACATTAACAAAATTAAAGGCGTCTTTTTTAAGGCGCCTTTTTTTTGACTGCATAAATACATAGTATGAAATTAGACTCAGAATTTACAAGACAAGAAAAACTTGATTCAGCATTCCAAAAGGTATGGCACAAAGACGGTCCAGGCTCTACCCAAGCACTAAATGACATTTATGATTACTTAGATTCTTTTAGAGAAGGTCTTTGGGAAGATATGGTTGCTGGTATAGAAGGTACTCCACACGAACAGATACAAACTGTATTAGACAGAGATGAATCATATAAGGCAGTACTTGACCAACGTAATTATACTATAACAGATGCTCAACGTCTTGTAGCAGAGAATGAACATGGATTAGACAGTTGGATGGCTAACAATTTACGTTATGGGTTAGACCATAAACCACATTGGATTTCTGAAGATTCGGAAATACATTATGATTTCACAATAGATAACCCAAACATACCAACAGCAAGAAAATTATTAGATAGATGGACACCGGAAGAATGTCCTATTGCAAGTTATTCTATACTTAGAGCAGACTCTGTTATAAAAAGACACACAGGTATTGAAAATAGATTAGGAAACTACATGAGAATTCATGTTCCTTTGTATATACCTGAAGGGGAATTGTATTTTGAAGTTTGTAATCTAGAAATTGATTGGACAAAAACGTTTGGGTTTAACAATCAATGGATACATAGTGCATACAATGAATCTCAAGAACACAGAGCAGTTTTTAGTATAGACCTACACAGAAACTTATTAGATTTACCTACTGGAGTACATTTTTTCAACTCCAAGTTCAAAGAATTAAACGAATTCCCTACAGATCCATACATCAGAAAGCAATAGCCATTAACTGCTAGTATAAAGATTTTCTCCCATTTTAGATAAATAAATGTAACGATAAGACCTACTATTAAATTGTGTCTTATGGATTAGGAGATATAAACATGGCAGAACCAACAAAAAATAAATTTGGTGTTCCGATAGGTAGTGACCAAGGTATCTTAATGCCTAAACTGAAATTCAGATTTAGGGTTAGTATGCTAAGTGGATTTGGCGGAGACCAAACCACTAGGGAATTTACTCAGAATGTTATGAACGTAACTCGTCCTAAAGTAAACTATGAAGAAGTTCCGATTGATTCTTACAACTCAAAAGTGTATGTCCAAGGCAAACACACATGGGATCCTATTACAGTTGTTCTAAGAGACGACATTAGTAATAGTGTAGCAAGAATTGTTGGCGCACAGAATAGTAGACAACTTAATCACTTAGAACAAACGGCTCCAATTGCTGGTGAAGACTATAAATTTAACATGCTTGTTGAATCTTTAGATGGTTCTTCCGCTGATGCAACTGAAGTTTGGTTCTTAGAAGGATGTTTTATAACTAACACTGACTACTCAGATGCCGACTATGCCACTAACGAACCTGTAACTGTATCATTAACAATCAGATTTGATAATGCAATACATGAGCAAGGTACAAGTAGTGTTGTAGCAGGAATCTTAGCACAAGGAAATCCGTTTACTAATACTGCACCAGGACCAGCAGGAAGCACTGGCGCATAATAATTCGCTAGGAGGTTTTAATGGCAATTTTTGATGGCTTGAAAGGGCCACTATACAGAGTAGCCGCAGAACTATTAGGAACCGGGTACTATAACGGAGTCAACACTGGTTGGGCACACAAGAGTAATGATGAATCGAGAGTTAATCATTATCTTAGAGATTGGAACAATGCAAAGAGATTCAATCCTGGCATAAACCCAGTACGTCAAAAGTTTCAAGGATACGTCAATTTTCACTTCAATTCAGGAGTGCAAATTGACGCCCTGAACAGCACAGATACGATGAATCAGTTAAGTTCTATGTGTAGAACTGCTGACGTACCAAGTGCAGAAATTCAAACAGATGTAAAAAATCAATATAATAGAAAACGTATTACGGTAACTCACACAGAGATGAAACCTATAACTGTAACAGCATATGATACAGTTGATAGTGCGTGGGTAATAGTTTTAATGAAGGCTTATGCTCATTTGTTTGTTAACCCAATTGGAAAATATGACCTTAGTGGTGAAAAAGATACACCAAAAATTACACCATACGATGTAGTTCCAGAAGCAATAGCATCAGGTGGATCAGAATCAGTTGCTTTAGGAAAGTTTGATAGTGACGCAATGGGTTACAATCTTAGACCAGGCAAAGAAAGAAACTTTATTACTAGTATGGACATTGTTAAGTACCATGGACAGAAAGCAATACGTTATACAATATTTAATCCTTTAATAACAAATTTTACAATAGATGGAATTGACCATTCAGACTCAGCACCAGCAATGATAACAATGGATATTAGTTACGAAAACTTTACTATTAATCCAGCAGTAAATCAATGGATCACAGAAGAAGAATTACAACGATTCACAGGATTCAATCAAGGTGCCTGGGAAAAACTAAGATCAGGCGAAACAGGAGACGTTGGACTACCAGGTGGTTCTATGCGAAGCAGAAGTGTATTAGAAAATCCTGCTATGGCACAAAAGAATATGGACTTTTTAATGGGCGGCATGGGAGATGATAACGGTGATGTAAGAAGCCCTCAATCAGAAAAGTTCTTTGAACAATTTACAGGTACATCTAATGAGTAGTAAAAGTCTATACGAAACATTTGGTAATGAAATTAGTTACGAAGTGCGTAGAGATAAACTTGTACAGTTTATGGAAAACAATACAATCAACTTTCCATTGCCAGAAGCAAGTGTAGAAATACTTGTCAACATGGTACCACAAAATTTTAAGGGTATAGACCCAAACAAAATTAATATTATAGAAAACAGACTTGAAAGTATAGGCTTTAACGGCCCTACTGCTAAAACATTAGCAGTTGCACTAATTACAGTTGCAGACCAACAAGGTGTACACCCTATATCATACTTCGAATTAAATGAAGATAGCATAAAGTTAGCAGAACAAACATATAAAGCCATAAATAGTATTAGACCAAAAGGTAATAATATAGGTTTAACTGTTGACAAATTCAATAGAAATTCAAAAATTGCATCAGTTATAAGACCGTAAAGAGGTAACATGGCTGGTAGTAAGCACTATTCACAAGGACAATATGTCGTACAAAACCCAAGCAAGTATGTAGGTGCTAAGATGCCTTATGCTCGTAGCAGTTGGGAGACGGCGTTTATGAGGTTCTGTGATAATCATCCAAACATAACTAAATGGGCAAGTGAGAATGTAAAAATTCCTTACCAAAATCCCTTTACAGGTAAAATAACTAACTATGTTCCGGACTTTATGGTGCAGTACACAGACAAAAGCGGTAAACAGTTAGTAGAGCTCATAGAAATTAAACCTAAAAGTCAAACTATCATAGAAGCCGCTAGAGGAAAAGGCGATAAAGTACAAGCACATATTAATGCCGCTAAGTGGACAGCCGCTAGAGAGTGGGCAAGTGCTAAAGGAATGCATTTTAAAGTTATTACTGAAGACCAAATATTTAGAAACAATAAAAAGCGGAAGCCAGTACAACGTAAACCGCGAAGGAAATAATGATTAAAGTAAGAGAACCACAACGACCAGTAGAAGGCGAATACACATTATGCAATAAAGGTGAAGTTGCTGTATACAAAAATGGAAAATGGGTTAGACCAAATGAAAATAAGTGATATTATAGAATTTAAAACTCCAAAAAAGGTTTATAACAAATCAAAGGACTATGTGGATGCTAGAAATCACAGATTTGACCAAATGTTTGGACACCCAACACGGAAATTATCTAAGAAAAAGTCTAAAAAGAAAAAGAAGTAATCTATGTCTTCATTAATAGATTATAAATTGTTACAAAGTCCAACAAGAGGACTCGTTCCTATGGCAAAACGTAACAATGAACTCAATCATACTATTACTAACAGTTGTACAATACCACATCGTAGTTTAAACATTACTACAAAGGGCGAATGCTTTATAGATAACTGTGAATTATATTTGCCATTTGTTATTTGTAATATAATGGACTGTTATGACTTAGAAGATGTATGGAACAATCCGTTAGCAAAAGAATTACAAAAAGATGTAGAAGATAAAAAGTTTACATGGTGTGCTGTAGAGCATTGTAGGATAATGGAACATGATTTACATCACATAAACAATAAAGGACAAGAATTTTATAGTATATATGTTAATGTAGACGAAAGTTGCAACCTTGCATGTCCAAGTTGTAGACCAGAAATGATATTGCATACAAAAGGCGATAATTATGAACAACAATTAAAGTATGCAAAACATACAGTTGACTTATTACGAAGATTCAAAGAAAGAACACACATTACATTAACCGGAAATGGAGATCCTTTAGCAAGTAACATAATGAGACCGTTTGTTACTGACTGGATTCCTAATCACAATCATACTCTTACATTGTTTACAAATGGATTATTGATGAGTAAGCAATTACCAGACAGTAAAATACTTCCTAATATAAGTGAATTTAAAATTAGTATAGACGCAGGTAGTAAAGAAGTATACGAGATAGTGAGAAGACCAGGCAACTTTGAAAAACTTATAGAAAATTTAGATTGGATGCATAAGAATAAACCAGAAGGTGCAGATGTACACTTTAGATTTGTGTGTCAAAAAGCAAATGCACATGATGTTGTTAATTTTGTTAAACTAACAGAACGTTATAATGCACAATGTACTATAAGTAGACTAGACGATTGGGGAACGTTTGATAATTTTGCAGAAGAAGATGTTGTTGACCAATTGGATCACCCTTTAAGACCAGAATTTTTAAATCAAATACGACAAGTAGTGGACTTGCCTTATGTATCTATACCATATAACATTACAAAGTACTTGTAACATAGTATAAATAGCAGTATGACCAAAAAACTAGAAGAAGAATTTAATTTACCACCAATGGACGAAGCAAACTCAGACGAGCCTAATAAAATTATAGGAGATACTGAGGATAAACTTCCAGACTTGAATGACATTTCAGAATTTGATGTTACAGCAGTGGATATTGAAGATGTACAAACAGCATTAACTAATGCAGAAAAGATTGACCATGCATTACAAAATGTTAAAGGTCTTGAAGAGCATGATTCAGAGATGGACGACATTGCTCAACAGGCAGTTGACAGTTATCAACAGTTAATGAACTTAGGTATGAACGTTGGAGACAGAGAAGCAGGTAGTATATTTGATAGTGCCGCCAAAATGTTAAAGACTGCCTTAGAAGCCAAAGACAGTAAAATAGATTCCAAGTTAAAACAAATTGATTTAATGATTAAAAAGGGCAGACTTGATAACAATGCACAATCAAGCAGTACTTCAGGTACAAATGGTGCAGTGGTAGACAGAAATGAACTACTTAAAATTATCAACACAAAGGAAAAGTAGTAAATTTTCCGAAATATGATAAATAAGTGCATACGGAGTTATTAACATGAGAGAACTTAAAGACATTATAACCGAATCATTCAATAAAGAATACGGTTACAGAATTAAATTAGCAAGAGATTGTAGTGCAGACGACCTATCTAAATTAGAAAGTGCGTTGCAAAAGTATAACCTTGTAAGTGCTACACCTTGGAAAAGGTTGCCTATACAAGAGAATCCAATTGAATTCAAAAGACTTAAAGGTCTAAGTGTTACTTCAGAAGTATGTAGTACTGATGTTGTGTTAAAATATCCGGTCAATGAAAGAATTTTAGAAGTATATGTAGCAGTTTGTTGTGGTTGTGACCATGAACGTGTAATTGTTATGGGCGTAGACAATCCTAAAAGGGTTGAAAGCGAAATGGCTGAAGAAAGACTTGCTAATGACAAAGACAGACAAGTAGAAGTTCCAGAAGCAATATTAGACGAAGTAGATAGCTCTGCAGAACAAGACCATTATGAAGCACAACAAGGTGAAACAGACGGTCCTCTATTTGGAGAAGAATACAATGCTAAATTCTTAGCAGAGTTAGAAAAAATCAAAGCAGAAAAAGGTGCAGACTACTTCCGTAACTATCCAAGCAAAGATGGTATTATGGGAGATGACCTACAAGCAATGCACGACACAATTACCGGTAAAGCACACGGTGGTTTGGCTCCAGAAGCCAAACATGTTGATGTTATATCACAAAGTTCAAGAAGAAACTAATGTCAGACGAAGGGCATTCTTATAAGAAATCACTTTATGGTGATAATGCTTCAGTAACTATCGATGCATCTGCAGATTCAATTGATGGATTAAAAATAATGCTACAAAAAGTAGGCATTACTTTACCGTCAGGCGGACCAGAAGCACAAGAAGAGCCATGTGATGCATGTGATTCAGAAGAAATGCCGTTAGATGCAGTAGTTGTTTCAAAACCAGAAGAAGATCCTACAGGAATGCAATTTCCGAGAACAGAAATAGACCCAGATGCAAAACCAGATGTATCAATGTCCACAGATAAAGAAGTTTTAAGTAGTGTTATTAGAGATAGACTTAAAGACTTTTTAATGAACAGTTCTAAATAACAATAAATACACTATAAATTCGCATAAGTAGTCATATGCATGAAAATCTATACTTTAAAATACCTGATATAAAATTACCAGATAAATTTTTCAGTAATACTGAACTGATAAGTGATTCAGCACCCTTTAATATTGGTATGAAAGAAGTAACAAAAATGTATGAAAATGGAACATTACTTAGGTAAATATTAATATGCCAAAAGGAACAGTAAATACAGAGTTAGTTAAACAAGCATATTCGAAGATTCCGTATGATCCTGATATGCTGAGGGAGTTTCAAGCATGTTGCGACCCCAATACAGGTCCAATGCACTTCATGAAGAACTTTGTAAAGATACAACATCCTACAAAAGGTGGTATTAAGTTTGAACCTTTCGATTATCAAGAAGATTTAATTGCTAATTACAATGCACATCGTTATAGTATAAACATGCTGGGCAGACAGATGGGTAAAACCACTGTGGCGGCAGGTTACTTACTGTGGTTTGCAATGTTTAAGCCAGACAGTACAATATTAGTTGCGGCTCATAAGGCGGCTGGTGCCCAAGAAATTATGCAACGTATACGTTATGCGTATGAAAGCATTCCAAATCATATTAGAGCAGGTGTTGTAGAGTATAATAAAACAAGTTTAACGTTTGATAACGGCAGTAGGATTGTTGCAAGTACAACAACTGAAAATACTGGTCGTGGTATGTCACTTACATTAGTATACTTAGATGAGTTTGCATTCGTGCCACCTAGAATAGCCAAAGAGTTTTGGACTTCATTATCTCCAACATTAGCAACAGGCGGTAAGTGTATTGTTACTAGTACACCAAATAGTGATGATGATACTTTTGCTGGTATTTGGAATCAAGCAATCAAAACTGTAGACGAATATGGCAATGACCAAGATGTAGGTATAAACGGATTTAAAGGTTATCTTGCTACATGGGATCAACATCCTGATAGAGATAGCGACTGGGCTACAGAAGAAATGAGTAGAATTGGTGAAGAACGTTTTAGACGTGAACACGAATGTGAATTTATTATATACAATGAAACATTAATAGATGCATTGCATTTGGCTAATATGGCCCACACAGAAACCCTGTACAAGACAGGACAAGTTCGTTGGTACAAAAGGCCCACAGCAGATAAAATGTATGTGCTATCGTTAGATCCTAGTGCTGGAACAGGCGGAGATAACTCTGCAATACAAGTAGTAGAATTACCTAGCATGGTACAAGTAGCAGAATGGTGTCATAACAAAACTCCTGTTGAAGGACAAATAAGAGTTATGATGGATATTCTAAAAGAATTAAAACAATACGGTTCAAAAGAATTATATTGGACAGTAGAGAATAATACAATTGGAGAAGCCGCTTTAGTTGTTATTAGAGATACAGGCGAAGAACAATTCCCAGGAACATTTTTACACGATCCTGTTAAAGTACAAGGCAAACGAGGTCGTAAAGGATTTCATACAAGCAGTAAAACTAAAATTGACGGCTGTTTACAACTTAAACGTTTTATAGAGCAAGGCAAACTAAAAGTCTACAGTAAAGCATTTTTAAGTGAACTTAAAAACTTTGTTGCACGTGGTAATAGTTTTGCAGGGCAACCAGGTGAATCAGACGACTTAGTTATGAGTATGGTTATTGTGTGTAGAATGATTAGTTACATTAGTACATTTGAAGATGACATATTTACAGTGGTAAACCAAAATATTGGCGATGGTTCAAGACCTGACGATGATGGGCCGTATGACGAATATGACGAACCTATGCCTGTTGGTATGCTGTAAAATCTTAGTTAAATGATAAATACATACATAACGGAGATACAAGTAAATGGCAACAAGTGTAAAAACAGTAGCAGATAGAGTTTTTAACCTATTAAAAGGTTATGGATTCCAGATTGATACTTATAATAAAGAAGGCGAAGTTGTAGGCGATCCAGGAGATGCAATTAGATTTTTTGTTGAAGATCCAAACTTACTAGTTACACTTAATGTTCCTAAAGAAGAAATAAGACTTAGTATCAGTGCTAATACTGACCAAACAGATACACTAAGAAACCAATTAACAGAAATAGCAAAAGACTATTTAATGATGTTGGACTTTAGAGTATTTGGTAAAACACTAAAACCAAGCAGTGAAGCAATTAACATATCAAGAGAAGCAGACATGAAAGAACATAATAGAATGAGAAAACTAGCAGGGCTAGAAACTATCAAAGAAGATAGAACAGTTGTAGGATGTAATGATGACCAATCCTTGTATATGTTCTTAGGTAACGAACAAATTAATTTAGGTAAAACACCACAAGAGATTGGTGAAAAACTTAAAGAACTAAAACCAGATTTCAGTGATATGTATTATAGTTCAACAATGGACTTTGCAACAGAGTGCGGATTTGAAAACGATGACTCAGCAAAAGAATTAATGGATGCTGGCATACAAGCAATGAACGACGATGATGTATTTGAAGATGAAGAGAATGACTCCGAGTACGAAAACGATTTGGCTATGGAATTTGTTAAATTACCACTTGCTTCTATGAGCAAAGAAGAAATTAGAAGTGAAATGTCAGACATCTTTAATACTCTATATGCGATGGGTATGGGCGATGAACCACAAACCGATGCCGGTAATGCAATGGAAGATTTAGGCACATCAGTTGAAGATTCCGGTGAGTATGTCAATGATGATTGGACATATCCTTCAACTTCAGATGGCGAAATATCAGATAATGATGTCCAAACAATAATTAAACATCAACAAACAGTTAAAGACGTAATAGGTCATGCATCATTAGACCAAGATCCAAAAGCACCTGAATTATTTAATAGTAAAGATGGTGGTCAGAATGAAGAATTAAATGTTTTAAGAAAAAGAGCTGGATTAGAAGAAAAAGAAGATAATTTTGTTTACGCAAGTGAACTAATATATTTTGACGAAAAAGGTAAAGAAATTGGTTATATGGATTTTGATGGTTATGATGATGCCAACACAGACAAAAGCGAAGAAGAATTACAAGCAATGGCACAACACCTCAACATTAAACCTGAGGACGGCAAAGTGGTTGGATTTTATGATGCCAGTGATGATGAAATAGATTTTAGTGGTCCTTCTGATGAAACATATCCAGATGGAACTATAGGTGTTTTTATAGACAGTCATAACTACCCAAAAGACAAAGACAAAGAAATGGAAGAAGCAGAAAAAAGTGTAGAAGATTGCATTCGTAAAACATTAGAAAAAGAAGGCGGAGCGGCTGGATTAGGTGCTCTAGAAGATGCATGTAAAGAAGCAGGCTTTGACGGTGATGTTAAAAAAGTTATTGCTAGTATGTCAGATGTTAAAGAACATGAACATGGTGACTTTATACTAGAAGGTAAAAATTGTGGCTGTGGACAAAATCCTTGTAAAACATACGGCACTAAAAAAGAGTCTGTAGAAGAAACTATTGTTGTAGAAGCAAGTTTAGGTTCTATGAGAGGCAGTATTAAAACAAGTAACCAACCACTAGGCGGAACAAAGATTATTGTTAAACATACTAAAGCAGTAAACGAAGAAGTACGTGGTTCTAGAAGTAGAAACATACAAAAGATATTCATTGAGAATAACGAAGAAAGATTCTTATTCCCAAGCAAAAACTTAAATGGTGCCAGAGCAATGGCAAGACATTTATATAACGGTGGACAAATGCACGATACAGTAGGTGAAAGTATTGTTGCTATGTGTACTGAATTAAAAACATTAAAAGAATTCGCAAACTATGTTAAGAAGCAAGGTCTTATAAATGAAGAAAATAATGACTATGTAGAACTTGCAAGACAACATATTAGCACAATTAAAGAAACGTTTAAAAAATTAAGCGGTGTAAAAACTTACAGTAAAGCAGTTGAAAGTTTAAAAGACATGAACAATATTGATGTTGTAAATGAAGTAAATTTAGAAGACCACTTTACAGAAACACACTTTGATGACAAAGTGGGTAAAGTACATGAAACTATCAGTAAGTTAGTAAATAAACAAACTGCATTTGAAAGTATGATTATGGCAACTATTGAAAGTGAGAACTTTGCAGGTGTTAAAGAACTTATTAGTGAAGATCCAATGGACTTTGCTACACCAGAAGCAAAACTAGGACATCAAGTATCACAGTTAGGATCTACTGCTAAGAGTCCACAACTTGCAAACTACTTAGGTAGCATTAGTAATAAACTAAGCAATGGTGGACAAATGAATCAATTTGAATACAGAGCAGTTAAGGCTTCGTTACTTTCAGCACAAAGAACAGACCATGCTGAAATGGCCCATACTGTAACAGAAGAAGAGAAATATACCGATTTTATAAACAGTTTTATTAAAGATTAAATAAATACATACATAACAAGACAACGGTTATTGTCGAAAGACAAAAAAAGGTTGACAACATGGCACAAAGAAAGTAAACTTAGGCACAGTAATACATAAACACAAAGTAGTATTACACATTATGGCACAAACATAGGAGACATTATTATGGCATCTTTGGCAGAAATAAGGGCTAAATTGGCAAGCATGGAGAACACTAAAAGTTCTAGCCAATCATCAACAGGCGGCGACAACGCCATTTATCCACACTGGAATATCGACGAAGGAACATCAGCAGTCCTCAGGTTCTTACCTGATGCAGATCCTGATAACACGTTCTTTTGGCAAGAAAGACAAATGATTAGACTTTCTTTTCCAGGTGTAAAAGGCGGTGACAGTAAACCTGTTACAGTACAAGTACCATGTGCAGAAATGTACGGAGATACTTGTCCAGTATTAACTGAGGTTCGTCCTTGGTTTAAAGACGCAAGTCTAGAAGACATGGGTCGTAAGTACTGGAAAAAAAGAAGTTACATATTCCAAGGATATGTTACTGAAAACCCACTTAACGAAACAACACCTGAAAATCCAATCAGACGTTTTGTTATATCCCCTCAAATCTTTAACATTATCAAATCAGCATTGATGGACCCAGACATGGAAAACATTCCTACTGATTATGTAAATGGTACAGACTTTAGGGTTATGAAAACCACTAAAGGTCAATATGCTGACTACAGTACTTCTAAATGGGCTCGTAAAGAACGTGGCTTAAATGAAGAAGAATTAGCGGCAATTGATACAAATGGTTTATATACATTATCAGACTTTTTACCAAAAAGACCTGGGCAAGATGAACTTAACGCAATTAGCGAAATGTTCCAAGCATCAGTTGATGGTGAGTTGTATGATGTTGAACGTTGGGGTAACTTCTACAAGCCTTATGGCGTAGATGTTCCTGCAAATGCTTCAGCAAAACCTACAACATCAGCACCAGCACAAGCGGCTCCGGTAGTAGAAACTCCAGCACCAACAGTAACAACTGAACCAGTAGCAGAAACACCTGCTCCTGCAACGGCTGAACCTGTGGCTGAAGCAACTGCACCTGCTCCTGCAACAGCAGAAGCAACTGGTGATAAGCCTAGTGCGGATGATATTTTAAATATGATTCGTAACAGATCCTAGGAGAAGATAATGCAGAAACCATTTGACCTAACTAAATTCAGGACGGGTATAACTAAAGGCATCACTGGTATCAGTGCAGGCTTTCATGACCCTCAGGATTGGATATCAACTGGTAACTACACTTTAAATTACTTAATAAGTGGGGACTTCCATAAAGGAGTCCCACTTGGTAAGGTAAGTGTATTTGCAGGAGAATCTGGTTCAGGAAAAAGTTTTATCTGTTCAGTTAATTTAGTAAAAAACGCACAAGACAAAGGCTGTCAAGTTGTATTATTTGACAGTAAAAA